TTATGAATTTAAATATGCATCAAATTTTGAAGCAGCATCTACTTTTCTGCTTTTAGTAATATGCAAATAAATTTGACGTGTTGTAGAGTCATTGGTATGCCCTAACCGATCTTGTATTACTTCTAATGATTCACCTGCCGCTGCTAATAATGATGTGTGGGTATGGCGGAATGTATGTGGATGGATCCAACTTAACCCGATTTTTTTGGCTATCTTTTTTATGAAGCCATATAGATTACAGGTTAAAATTGGTTTTCCAGGATAATATCGAGAAGTAAATATAAAATTATATGTTCTATCCCAATTATTTGCATTTTTTATTTTTTGTTTATTTTGTATTAATCGCCATTCTTTCATCACATCTATAAAAGATTGTGAAATAGAAATTTCTCTAATACTATTTTTAGTTTTTGGAGTTTGTACATAATAATTTTTTTGACTGCAACCATAGATGTTTTGGGTAATTTTTATAGTCTTATTTTTTGTATTAAAATTATCCCATTCCATAGCACATACCTCGCCTAATCTAGCACCAGTATAGATTAGAAAAAATACCATATAATAATATGGATATGCATATGCATCATTTTTAGCTTCATTTAAGAAAGTGAGTAAATCTTCTTTTTCTAGATATAATGGTTTAGGTTTTTGTTGTAGCAGTTTAGTTTTTTCGACTAAAGTCATTTTAGGTAAATCAATATTTTCACAAGGATTATTAGTGATAATATTATTTTTTAAAGCATGTTTAAATATCATTTTTATATAGGATAAGTTTTTTGTAATAGTTTTACGTTTTTTACCCATATCAAGCATATTTTGTATATATGCTTGAATATTTAGAGAGGTAATATGTTTTAATTTAACATCTTGCCCCCAGAATGATATTAATGCTTTTAATAGATATTGTATGCCCTTTTGTGTAGATATCTTAGTATAATGTTGATATTCTTTAAACCAAATTTCTTGAACATAATAGGCAAATGTTATATCTTTAGGTTTAGCAAATACCTTTCCCGCATAATATTGGGACTCTATTTCTGCCATTGCTTTTTTAGCATCGCTTTTTTTAGTAAAGCCACAGCGTTTGATACGGATACGTTTTCCTGTATCATCTCTACCAACATCTATAATGAACCAATATGTTTTGCCTTTTGTCTTTGTAAGGCGTTCATGTATTCTAGCCATAGTTTTCCCCTTTCACTATGCCTAGCTATTACTATGTATGAGACACTAACTTTTAGTTAGTGTCTTTATTTTTTCTATAAAATAGTTGCTTTTGATAATTCTTCTATAGTATGTTCATTATTTAAGTAATCTTGAGCAAGATGTTCGTCTAAAAAAATTCTTTCAGATACATCTATTTTTTTATTTTTGGAACTTATTTTAAAATAATATGTAGATGTATCATCATTATTTTTTTGCATAGGGATTATCTCTGAAATGATAACTTTAAAAATGCCAGTAGTAATATATATTGTAAACTTTTTACCTGCAAAACATAAGGTTTCTTTTCTTAAAAATGTAAAAGAAGGAGTCTTATCTTCTATTTTAGAAACATCTATGGCATTACTTACTGTTAAAGAAAAGCCGTCTATTAATGGGTTATTTAATTTGTATGGCTTTTCATCAACTAAGCTTCTATTTAGTATCTCAAAGTTAAATATATCTTTATCACTATTTTCAACTATATCTTTTGGTGATAATACAATATTGCTATATTTTTTTAGTTGTTTTGCGATGTGCTCCATTCTTTCCCAGTAATTTATTAACATAGAAAGTGTTTCTATATCTTTTTTCTTTATAGGATTTATTTTGAAATCTACAAGTTTTATATCATTTATAAATATAGATCCCGAAGACAAACCTTTAGCTAGTTTTAAAACATGAATAACATCGGAAATATTATCCATTTTTTCTGGATGAATAGAAAATGTATAATCTATATTATTTTTAGATTTTAAGTTAAACTTAAAACTAAAAGCATCATCTATAGAAATTTCAAAAGTGTTTCCTGTTTTTTTTAAGCGACCATGTATTTTTTTGTGGTTTTCTTTAGATAAATAAACATTATTAGGTATTTCATTTAGAGTATTAGGTAAATCTTTTATTTTAACCGCAGTCGGCAACATATTACCAATCTCCTTTCATTTCATTAAATATAATCAACTTAGAAATTAGATTATATTTTTCCTTTCGACTAAAACGACATTCTTTTAAGATAAAATCAATAAAAGGTTCGCGCTCTTCCTCTTTAGAAATTATTATATATTTAATATCCTTATCTGTTATTTTTAAACCGTATTTGTCTTTAATGAAAAATTCGTTTGATTTTTGATTAAGGAATGTACTATTATCTATAATATATGACTCTTCAATAAAAGGAAAGTAATTTCTTGCTCTAGGACTAATTTCTGGAATATAACGCCATTCTTTTTCATCATGAAAATTTTTAGTAACAACACCATCATCTTTGGGCATTTTACCGGATATAGGTTTTATAAATCCTAAAATATTATGGAATAAATCTTGATAATCAAGTTTATTGTTAGGGTCATGTCTATTTTCATATAATTTTTGTATGCTCGTATACAAAAAAGAATTTTCATTTATATATTGTATCGGCTGGATTTTATTAGTTAATCCCCATTCTTTTGTTAAGGCAATGCCGTATTCACCATATTTATCCATATGTTTTTCTAATTTATTTAAAAATATATCGCAAAAACATTTCATAGGATATGCTATTCCTGAAAGACCAGGCAAATGTAAGTATTCAATGTCTTCTTTATAATATCGAGGATATATTTTCTTTCGCTTTAATATATCTTTTAAAAAACGAATATCTCGCATGCATGTAAATAAAGCATTGGCACTTTGTTCGCTTGGATATTCCTTTAAAGTTAAGGTCCCTGAAAATCCAGCTGTATATTTTTCCACGCTATCACTCCTAATATAGTTAATTTTTCAGTTTCAAGTTTATAAACTTCGCTGGAATACCTTTTATTCTAGCTAAATCGTAGATACTGGTATCAGCGTTTTCTTTTAAATATGTATCGGGCAATAATAACTCTACGGCGAAGGTATTGGCTATATGTTCGATTTTGTCGGAGTTTATGCTCATGGTGTAGATTTTGAGCCACGATACTATCGTGGCTATTGTGTTATTAACTAGTCATAATTTGTTCTATCATATTCCAACGAGTCAAAATATTACTTAAATCTTCATTTATAGTAGAATATTTATCGCTATAATTTTTATCTACTAGTGAAAAATATTTCATATATAAACTATAAATTTTAGTTATTAACGCTATCATAAAGCAAAGAGATGTCATCATTTCTTCCGGCTGATTAAAATTTTTTAACTTTATACTATTTGCATTCAACATTAAACCGTTTAAGGCGTTCCCTGCATGAATAATTTTTGAATATGATTTATAAAAAACAATATATAAATCTTTTTCATCAAGATAATTAGCCAATCTTGATATAGATTTAATACTTGGATTGGTTAATGTATACCACTGAATAGGATTTTTATCAAATAATTGTCTGTATGCTTTGTTAGGTTGATATTTGAAGTTCTTTGTAACATCGTTATATAAATCTGAATATAGTTCCGAAGTGATTTCCTGTTTAATTTGCTTCATATCTGCTTCATATAATGGATAATCTCTTTTCATGGTGGTTAAATTAAAATTCTTAGATGGATATACAGGATTTCTTAACATATTATTATAATCATTTAAAATTATCATTAATTGAAAGTATCTATATGAGCGTAATTTTATATCTATATTTTTATCGTCTTTAAAAACATATTTAAAATTCAAATAATGTTCAAATAAAGACCTAACTAAAACCTTACAATTATTAAAAGATTGACCTTGGTAAAGACATAATAAACCATGTATCAATTCTACAACATCTCGGAGCCATAATATTAAAACTTTGTCAGCTTCTTTTGTTATTTTTGAAGATGAAACAACATCATTTAAGAGTTTTTTGCCGTAATTTAAAAGGTCATTTATATTAGTTAACGTATCAGATAAAGTATTAAAATACAGCGTATTTGTTAATTTCTGATTTGCATCCATTTGGTATCTCCTTAGAATTTCCCACGAAGTTCAATAACTTTGCCTATAATCTGAACAGGCAACGTTTCGATGTCTTTGGCACTATAAAAATGAGGTGTATATACTGCTGGATTCCAGCCTATCAAAGTAATACCGTTTTCCTGAAATTGAACTTCTTTGATAGTAGCTTCATTGCCGTTTACTAAAACAATAGCGACTTCTTTGTTTTCTACTGTTGACTGTTTCCGGACTATTACGACATCATTTTCTCGAATGCGGGGAGCCATGCTCTCGCCTTTTACTTGCAGCGCAAAAAAATCTCCGGTGCGAGCAAGTTCTTCGGTGATTTCTTCGTAATCTATTATGTCAGTGATAGCTTCAACAGGGATGCCTGCAACAACACGACCTAATACAGGAATTTTGATACCTTTAGCCGGTGTATTAGACTGATTAGATATAAAAAAATTTAGTGGTTGATTTGTAGCTTTAGCAATAGCTTTTAAGGTAGAAAGGCTAGGATTATATCTATCTTTTTCAATATCTCCAATATACGAACGAGATAGATTTGTAATTTTTGCTAGTTCCATTTGTGTCAAATTTGCTTGCTTGCGAGCTTTTTTTATATTTTCGCCTATAGTCGGCATATCTTAAACACCTCAAAATTTAAACAATATCTGCTTGAAAAGCAATCGCCTTCCCTAATATTTTAAATTGGTGGTATTCATCTTTTTTAAATATCATTGGACGATACTTTGGATTTTCTGCTCTAAGTTCAATACTTGTATCATAATAGTATACACGTTTTAAAGTAACACCACCATCAATTAAAATGGCTGCTATTTCTCCATTTTCTACTTCTGGTTGTTGTCTGATGAAAACAATGTCACCATCATAAATACGTGCATTTATCATACTATCACCTTTAGCTACTAAACAAAAATCTACTCGTATATTTGTTCCAGCTTGTACATATCCTTCAAAACATTCTTCAGTCATTATAGGTTTACCGCAGGCTATTTTACCTAGTAGTGGTATCTTTCGCGTATTTATAGAATATAGTCCGTGTACATTAGGAGCTAATTTATTTGTTATAGAATTTTTTCCTAATAGTGTATTCATATCCACATTAAAAAAATCTGCTAATATTTCTAGTGTTTCAAAATTAGGTTCACGTTTACCCACTTCATACATTCCAATAGCACTACGTGTTAATCCTGTTATTTTAGCCAAATCAGTTTGAGACAAGCCTTTTTCAGTTCGTAAACTTTTTAATATATCTTTAAATTCCATTTAATCACCTTTTTTATATTATACTATCACGTTACGTGATGAAAAACAAGAAAAATGTCACAAAAGGTGTTGACAAAAATAAAAGAATGTACTATACTCTAGTTATCACGAAACGTGACAAGGAGGTGACCTCAAAATGATTGACGCTAAAGTAATAGGCCAGCGTTTATTACAATTGAGAAATAATTTAAATAAAACGAGAAAAGACGTCGCAGAAGCTTGTGGTATAAGTGTATCTGCTTTAACTATGTATGAAATTGGCGAACGTATTCCTAGAGATGAAATAAAAATACGATTATCTAATTACTATAAAAAATCAATAACGTCTATTTTTTTTAAATAATATTGTCACTTTAAGTGACAAAAAACGATAAAAGGTGATTAAATGTTAAATTCAAATGAAGAAAATTCATGGCTAGAACAATATAAATTAATTCAAGAAGCTTCATATAAACGAGCTGTAGATTTATATGCTATGTGTGAAGCATCAAACCGACTACATCATGATTTGGATAAATTTTTTCCTAGACATTACGCTTTAGCAGCTGTTCATTTTGGCAGAAACTTGAATAAAGACCCATTTGAGATTGCAAGTGATTTAGAAAATGCAGTACAAAACAGAATAACAAAAATCAAAAAAGATGCCGAAGAATTAGCTGAAGCTATGAAGACTGGTAAAATGCCAGATTTCATGCGTGAAATACAAGTTAAATGGTGGAGTAGAAAAATTCTAGGATACTAAGGAGGTGATAACGTGAACAAATCTTATGAAGAATTAAAAAAAGAAAATGCCGAACTCAAGCGGCAACTTGAAGAACGGCAAATTATATATGAACCTATTGCTAATGAAATTATAGAGATTTTTGCAAAGTATAGAATCGAATTTTGGGAAGTTACAGGATTACTTGAATTGGTAAAGTTAAAATGTCAACATCAAAATTCTGATAAGTCTTTAGGTTGAGTTTATTCTTGTAAAATTTTTAGACCAATATTAACGGCTAATGTTTTAACAATGTCTAAAGAAGCAGAACCACCAATTCTTTTTAAGTCTTTTTTGACATTGTTCCATATAGTATCGTTTTTTATTGCTTCTAAATAGTCGCATCCGTCAAAAGTCATTCTAACAATTTGTATAGCGTCATAAGGCTTATAATCAGGAGATAGTACAGTTACACAACCACGTAAGATAATAAATTTTTTATCTGCTAATAAATCGATATGATACTTTATAACATCAATAGGCAAATTTAAATTTACAGAAATATCATATATACGAATTCGGTTATTATCAGCGTTTTCAATGTATAACAAAATATTTCTAATTATATCTAAATCACGTTTCAATATAATCACCTCCTCGTAAAGATGATTATACCAAATATATTTAACATATGCTTAGCTATTACTAATTATTCCCTTTATTGTAACGAACGCTTGGCGGTGGGTTATTGATGAAACCGCTGTATCAAAATTTATAGCTTATGTATGGGTAGCAACCAAATAATTGAAAGGAGATTATGTATATGGCTGATTGGAATTTAGAGTGTGAAATAAAAATCCGAAATTTAGAGACTTTGAAAGAAAATCTAGATAAAGAGATTGATGAACTAATTAATATCGCCAAAAAGGTTCAGCAAGAACATTTAGAAGTCATAGAGGTACAACAAAACTTAAATGATATAGAGAGAAAGCCATTATCAATCAGTGAATTTGCTGAAAAAGTAAATGTAAGTTATGGCACTATTTACGAAAGAGTACGTACTGGAGTAATAAAAGCTAAGATAGATAATCGTACTATTCGTATACCTTATTCAGAATATGAAAACTATATGCAAAGGATTTGAGAATATGCAGACAATCTATGAAACGAATGAGAAAAAGGGGATTGCTATTAAATTAACGCCCAGCATTTTTAAACCTAAAGATTTGCCAATAGTTTTAGATAATATTAATAAATTCTTTTCCATATTAAAAAAAGCTGACCAGCACATGGCTAATCAGCACAAATAAAAAAACCTTAACTAAAGTCTACCATAAAAAGTTAATTTATAAAAGGAGTTAATATCATGGAATTAAATGTAAAAGTAACAATTGAAGGAACTGAACAATTAGCACAAGCCATAGGAGCATTAGCGAAAGCTTTAGAAGCAAATACAAAAAATATAGTAGTTAATGCTATAGCTGAAGAAAAAGAAGAAATTGTTGAAAAACCAGTAAAAAAAGTTACTAGACAAAAGGCAAAGAAAAGTGAAGTAAAAAATGAGACTCCAGCTGATGAAGAAGTAAAAGAAGATAGCACTAAACCTCAATTAAGTGAGGAAGAATTGAGAGATAACTTAAAAAAAGATTTAATGGAAGCCAAAAAATTAGATGATACATTGATGGGGAGAATGAAAGATATTTTACACAAATGGGAATTAAAAAAATTAAGTGATATTCCTATTGATAGAATAGATGAATTTAGAAAGGAAGTTCTCGGAGAATGACCGAGCCAGCACATGCCTTATTGAGTGCATCGGGTAGTAAAAGGTGGCTATCTTGTCCACCTAGCGCCCGATTAGAGGAAACATATCCCGATAAAGAAACAGCAGCTGCTCGTGAAGGAACATTAGCTCATGCTATTGGAGAATTTTATTTGAAGTATTATTTAAAACATAGTCATACGAATATTGCTTTACCAAAACAATTTAAAAATCAAGAACTCTACAATAAAGCAATGTTAGATTATGTATTTGAATATGTAGAGATGTGTATTGAGAAAATTAATACAGCATTGAGTATAGATAAAACAGCTTATATAGCAATAGAAGAAAAAATTGATTATAGCGAATGGGCAAAAGAGGGATTCGGTACAGGAGATTTAGTGATTATTACTGATAAATATGTAGAAATAGTAGATTTAAAATATGGTAAAGGTGTAGCTGTCAGCGCTGTCGATAATACACAAATGCAGATGTATGCCTTAGGTATAATCAGTAATTTTGGTTTTATGTATGATTTTGATACTATCCAAATGACTATATTTCAGCCACGTAATGGTGGGATATCTAGTCAAGAAAAATCAGTAAAAGATTTAATTAAATGGGGAGAAAATATTGTAAAACCAACTGCTGAACTTGCCTATGATGGCATAGGAGAATTCAATGCTGGTAAGTGGTGTTTATTCTGTAGGGCTTCATTGCGTTGTAAAAAATACTCTGAATATTGCTTAAGTGTAGCAAAGTATGATTTTATTGATCCTGAATTTATGTCTGATGAAGAAATGGCTGATGCATTGAATAGGATAGAACCTCTTATTCATTATGCCAAACAAATAAAAGATTATGCGTTATCTGAAGCACTACAAGGTAGGACATGGCCAGGCTATAAATTAGTAGAAGGTAAAAGTTCTCGAAAATATAGTGATATTGATGCTGTAATTAGTAGATTACAAAAAGCGAATATTGATTCATCTGATTTTATGAAAGAGCCTGAATTAAAGTCTATAACTGAATTGACTAAAGTATTGGGTAAAAAAACATTTAGTGTTTTACTTGATGATTTAATCACTAAAATAGCTGGTAAGCCTACACTTGTTGGCATTGATGACCCACGACCTGAATACAATAGCCCTGAAAATGATTTTGAAATACTTGATTAAAGGAGATTATAAATATGAATGATACAAAGTTAACTTTAAAAAATGTAAGACTTTCTTATGCTAATATTTGGGAGCCAAAGGAAAATCCAAATGGGGATTTAAAATATGGCGCATCACTTATTATTCCTAAAACTGATAAAAAGCAAATAGCTGAAATAAAAAAAGCGATAGAAGCTGCTAAAAATGCTGGTAAAGCTAAATTGGCAAATAAAAATGGAAAAATTCCACCTAATTTAAAAGTACCTCTTCGTGATGGAGATACTGACCGTTTTGATGATGATGCATATGAAGGATGCTACTTTATAAACGCAAATTCCAACACTGCACCTAAGATTGTAGATAGAAAAATAAAACCTATTCTTGACCGTTCTGCTGTATATAGTGGTTGTTATGCTAATGTATCAGTAACATTTTATGCTTATAAAACAGATGCAGGTTCAGGTATTGCTGCTGGATTAGGTAATATCCAAAAAGTAAAAGATGGTGAGCCATTAGGCGGTGCGTCTAATCCAGAAGATGATTTTGAAGTATTAGATGGTGACGAATTTGAAACAGAATTTGCAAATACTGATGACGAAGATGAGGATATGTTTGAATAAAGCCTTATTAGGAGGTATTTTATGAGAACATTATCTATTGATTTAGAAACATATTGTGACCTTGACTTAAAAAAAGTTGGGGTCTACAAATATGCTGAAGAAGCAGAAATATTATTATTTGGCTATGCATATGATGATGAAATGGTTAATGTTATAGATTTAGCTCAAGGTGAAGATATTCCTGAACAGGTTTTAAGAGATTTAATCGACCCTGCGGTTTTAAAAACAGCATATAATGCTCAATTTGAGAGAGTGTTATTAAGTCATTATTTATTTGGTGGCGAAACAATTAATAGTTTTTATGATGATAATTATTTTTTAGACCCGGCACAATGGCAATGTACTATGGTGTTATCTTTGAATTTAGGATTGTATGGTTCTCTTGCTGAGGATTGTCGAATTTTTAGATTAGCTGAAGATAAAGCCAAAATGAATATTGGACGAAAATTAATAATGGAATTTTCGAAGCCTTGTAAGCCGACTAATACTAATGGTGGCAGAACAAGAAATTTACCAAAGCATGATATACAAAATTGGAATTTATTCAAAGAATATAATAAACGTGATGTAGAGGTTGAACGCTATTTACGTAAGAAAATGATTAAATTCAAACCTACAGATTTTGAACAAAATTTATGGGTATTAGACCAACAAATAAATGATAGAGGTATTGGATTAGATAGACAATTAGCTGATAAAGCTGTAGAAGTTGATACTGATTTTAGAAATAGAATTTCAGCAGAAGCTAAAGATATATCTAATCTAGATAACCCCAATTCTACAGAACAACTAAAGCATTGGATACTGGAAAAGGAAGGATTTTTTCCCTCTAAAATCACAAAAACTACGGTATTGGAACTCTTAAAAATAGTAAAAAATAAAGAAGTCAAAGATATGTTAAAGCTAAAAATGTTGCTATCTAAGACTTCAATAAAAAAATATGTAGCTATGCAGAATGCTCAATGTGCTGATGGACGAATTCGAGGATTACTTCAGTTTTATGGTGCTAATCGTACTGGACGTTGGGCAGGTAGATTAGTACAGGTTCAAAATTTACCTCGTAATTCTATGAGTGATTTGGACGATGCTAGAGAATTATTAAAACATGATGACGCCGAAACATTTGAAATTTTCTATGAGAATGTTCCAAATGTATTATCTCAATTAATAAGAACTGCTTTCATACCGACTAAATCGAATAAATTTGTAGTAGCTGATTTTTCAGCTATTGAGGCTAGAGTTATTGCCTGGCTTAGTGGAGAAAATTGGCGTATGAAAGTATTTGCTGATGGCGGTGATATTTATTGTGCATCGGCTAGTCAGATGTTTCACGTACCAGTGGTAAAACATGGTATTAATGGTGAACTTAGACAAAAGGGGAAAATAGCTGAACTTGCTTTAGGCTATCAGGGCAGTATAGGAGCTTTAAAAGCTATGGGTGCTGATAAAATGGGGCTTACTGATGAAGAATTAATCGATATTGTAACTAAATGGAGAAAAGCTAGTCCAAATATTGTTCGTTTATGGTCTATTGTGGATAAAGCAGCTAAACAGGCTATAAATGAAAAAACAAAAGTGAAAATTCATCATAATATGGCTTTTTATTATAAAGCGGGTATGCTTCGTATATGTTTACCTTCAGGGCGAGAATTAACATATATTAGACCTCGTGTTGAGAATAACAAAATCACATATGAAGGTACAAATCAGGTATCTCGTACATGGGAAAGGTTAGAAACTTATGGTGGAAAACTTACTGAAAATATAGTACAAGCAATTGCTAGAGATTGTTTAGCAGTCGCTATGATTAGATTAGAACAGGCAGGTTTTAAGATTGTTATGCATGTACATGATGAAGTTATTCTTGATTGTGTTGCTGCTGGTATAGATAAATCCTTAGAACTTGCTAATAAAATAATGGGAACTGCTATTGATTGGGCGCCGGAGTTAATTTTAAATGCTGATGGTTATATAACCAAGTATTATAAGAAAGATTGATTCCGTACATTATATGTTGATGTTAATTAAAGGAGTAATAAAATGGCTGATAAAAAAATAAATACATTACAATTAAAAAAATTTATGGAAAAACAAATTGAGGAACTTGATGAAATAAAAAAATTGCGTACTGAATTAGAAATTAAAGAAAACGATGAGAATTTTTCTAATAGCTTAGATTATTTGGAACGTATGTATAAAGCTTGTGAAGAAACTATAAAAATGTGTGATATGTATGATGAAAAGCAAAAAGCTGAAGCTAAAAAAGAAGCCGATAAAATAAAAGCTGCTGCTAAAGAAATTAAATCTGAAGATAAAAAAGAAGTTATAAAAAAGACCGAACCTGAACCAATAACTGAAGAAGACGATGATGATATCTGGGATTGAGGTGATTAATTTGAGAATATATGACTTATATATGCCGAAATTATTTTATCTTTATGAAGGTGGCTTAAAAAGCTTAAATAATGGTAATAAGTTTACGAATATGTATCATTGTTCTAGTTGTGGTCATAGTTTTAAATCCTTATGGGATGGTGTAGGAAATTATTATGGTGTGCGACCAAATGATCAGATTATATATTGCCCTAAATGTGGTTCACGTTTTACGGAAGCTACGCAAAAAAATGATTTTAGTTTTATGGCTGACGGGGATTATTCCCCGCTCAGCATGAGGATTAGTCTTGATGAATATAAAGATAGTTTACGTTTGACTTTATCGGGTAAAGAAATAGTCTGCGATGAAGACAGTGACTATATGTTTCACCACAGACTATATAAAGAGACTATATCTTTTAATGTAGCCCAAAGGACTGCAATTTATAAAAGATATATAAATCATAAACTTATTATTAATTATAACTTATGTAATATCCTGGATACAAGTTTTAGCAGAGATACTAATTTAAAATTTTTAAATCACAGATATTTTACAAGTATATATGCTGTAGATTTCAAAAAGATATTGAAAATTCTTCGTGAGAGATTATCCAAAAAGCTAGAATCTAAATTTAAATTTAAAATAAAATCGATGTACGTATGTCATGAAAACAAAGGCAGTTATTTTATAAAACCTATATTGAATATAGCTTATAGATTAGTTTTTACAGATTTAAATAATTTATCGCTTACTGATTATAACTATATATATCGTAAATATCCATTTTATTATGGTAGTGCTGATAGAAATTTTTATGATTTAGATGATGCATATTTATCAGATGAGCGTTTGAAAATCATAAGTAAGGCAAAAGATACAATATCAGGATTATTAGAAATAGCAAATTTACCAAATAAGCCTGCGATTAGACGATTAGTAAAAGATAAACCATTTTTATTATTACGTCATAAACAAATTTATACTATAGCTCAAGGTAATATAGATACCTTCAATAATATTAATAATTGTTTGGAATTTGATTTTTTATGGCGACGAGATATTCGCACATTATTAAATCAATTAGCACTAATTTCTTATAACTGGGGAATAGAATATATCAATGCATTAATGCGTTGGTGGCATAATTCTCAAGATAAAATTTCATGTGAAGACGCTATTTATATGATATTTAAATTGAAAGATAAAGCTACACTTTGGCAAGAAAAACCGGCTCCTGCTAATTTACATGATTATTTAGTAACAGCTATTTATAAACAGGAACATCCATTTAGAGCTTTTAATATCAATGACCCAATCTGTAGAAGATTAGCTATGCAGTTTGATAGTATTAAATTTTATTTACCTGAGAATTCAGATGTGCTTCGCAATATAGGCAAAATTTTTAGAAATTGTGTGGGTAATTATGTTGATGCTGTTTATACAGGTAAATCAAATATAGTTTTAATGTCTGATGATAAAGGTAAGTTAAAAGCTTGTATCGAGGTGCAAAATAATAAGCTAATACAAGCAAAATTATTTGCTAATAAACCAGCTCATAATAATAAGCAAATAAATGATGAGATTATTAAATGGGCTGATAAAGCTAATATTAATTATGATAATTGCAGCGATATATTTAAACCTGAAAAACAAATTTTACCGCAAAGAGAGGCGGTGTAAGGACGTGAATTAATAATGCAAAATACCGCTTTGAACATAGACAATTTGTCTAAGTTAAAATATGACGGAGAAGTATCTATTGCTGTAGCTAGTAGTAGAAAATCAAAGAAATGGAAAAATAAACAGTTATCATGGTCCACACTTCTTTTTAAATTGTCAAAAACTAGAAGAACAGGGGAGACCGTTGCTGAATATAAATCATTTGCTAAGTCAAAGCAAGATGATATTAAAGATGTTGGCGGTTTTGTAGGTGGGGCATTAAAAGAAGGTAGGCGAGTCGCTGAAAATGTACAATGGCGTTCAGTTATAACACTGGACGCTGATTTTGCCACTAATGATTTTTGGGATAATTTATTTTTTACGATAGGTAATGTAGCTTGTTGTATTTATAGTACGCATAAGCATAGTAAAAATAAACCTAGGTATAGATTAGTCATACCGATAAATCGTCCTGTGAATCCAGATGAATATCAAGCAATAAGTCGTATGATAGCAAATGATATCGATATTGATTTATTTGATGATACCACATATCAACCGCATAGATTGATGTATTTTCCTAGTACTAGTCAAGATGGTGAATTTATTTTTAAATACAATGATGGGGTTTGGGTAGATGCTGATGAATATTTAAATCGATATGATAATTGGCAAGACCAAAGTTTTTGGCCCGTGAGTAGTAGAGTTCAAGTAGATATCAAAAAAACGGTAGATAAACAGGAAGATCCACTTAGTAAAAAAGGAATCATTGGTGCTTTTTGTCGCTCATATACTATCCAAGAAGCTATAGAAAAATATTTATCTGATATATATGTACCATGTGGTACTGATGATAGATATACCTATGCTGAGGGAAGTACATCAGCTGGTGCTATTGTTTATAATAATTGTTTTATCTACAGTCATCATAGTACCGACCCTGCTTGTGGAAAATTATTAAATGCTTTTGATATGGTAAGACTGCATAAATTTAGACAGTTAGATGATGAAGTATCAGAAGGTACTCCAACGGGAAGATTGCCAAGTTATAAAGCTATGCAAGATTTGGCTGTATCTGATGAAGTAGTAAAAGAAACCATCGGTAAAGAAAAAACGGCTGATGTATATAGTGAATTCGAAGTTCTAACAGATATCGATACTAAATGGACTGCTGAGATGAATATAAATCGTTGGGGCGGATATGAAAATACGCCTCATAATGTGAAATTAATATTAGAAAATGATCCTAATTTAAAAGGTAAATTTGCTTTAGATGAGTTTGCTCATAGAATGGTTGTTTTAGATAAATTAGTATGGCGTAAAGATAATAATGTTAGTGATTGGATTGACGCTGATGATAGTGCTCTGCGAAATTATATATCTGATGTATATGGCATAAAAGGTAAGGATATAATCGCTGATGCTATATTAGAAACTATTCATAGACATAGTTTTAATCCAGTAAAAAAATATTTAAAAAGTATTAAATGGGACGGTAAGCATCGAGTAGAGACTTTATTCATAGATTATTTAGGAGCCGAAGATACAAAGCTTAATCGTGCAATGACTAGAAAGATGTTTTGTGCAGGTGTGGCTAGGGTGTTTAATCCAGGAACGAAATTTGATTATGTAGTAACGTTAGTTGGCGGTCAAGGTATAGGTAAATCTTATATTATTGGTCGTATTGGCAAAAAATGGAGTTCTGACAGTATGAGTACAGTTATTGGTAAAGAAGGTATGGAACAGATTCAAGGATTTTGGGTTATTGAACTTGCGGAATTATCGGCAGTTCGTAAAGCTGAAGTTGAACAAATAAAGCATTTTATTACTAAGCGTGAAGATAGTTTTCGACCTGCGTATGGTAGACGTACAGAACGTTTTCCTAGACAGTGTATATTTATAGCTTCTACAAATAATAATGATTTTATTCGTGATCAAACTGGTGGTCGTCGTTGGTGGCCAATAATGGTAGATAAGAATAAACGAAGATTAAATCCTTTTGAAATTAGCGAAGATACTATTGACCAGTTGTGGGCAGAAGCTAAAGAACTATATGAGGGTGGCGAAAAATTGTATCTTGATGAAGAAATGGAGCAAGAAGCCAAAAAAGTACAAGAACAACATACTGAAGAAAGCCCATTAGCTGGCATGATACGTGAATTTATTGAAAAAGAAATACCTGAAAATTGGGCAGAGTTGAGTATCAGTGATAAGCAAGATTTCATTCGTGGTGATGGATTTGAATATAATGGACCACTTGTCAAACGTGATAGAATATGTGCTTTAGAAATTTGGGTAGAACTATTAAATGGTGATGTGAAGAAATTAACTAGAGCTATGGCCACAGAAATAAATGATGTATTAAGAAAAACAGAAGGCTGGAAACAACCCCGAAGTCCAATGAGAATAAAGCGTTATGGTTTACAAAAAGGATTTAAAAGAATTAATAAAATTGTAAATATCATTTGAAATGAAAATTTAGTATGTGTGCTTAATAAATACTATAAAATAGGGTTTTCTGAGGTTTTGTATACTAAGTATACCAAATTTATAAATAGATTCACGAAATTAAGAAAATAAAAGACATATGTACATTATTTTCTTAATTTATATAGCTTATATAGAACAAAGTATACTTGGTATACCTAGAAAAAGAGTGAGTTATGTTAGAAAAACAAATTGAAAAATATTTTACAGATAAGTTGAAGAAATTGGGTTGTATTGTTTGGAAATTTACTAGCCCAGGGACGGCGGGCGTACCGGATAGAATAGTAATCATGCCGTATGGGAAAGTAGTTTTCGTGGAATTGAAAGCACCAAATAAAAGCCCTAGAGAAATACAATGGGAACGTATAAAGCAATTAATAAATCATGGTGTAGACGTATGGGTAATAAGTAGTAAAGACCATGTTGAGTTATTTATAAATGAGTATAGCAAAGAAGGTGATTTATGATTGAAATACGAGCCAAGAGTTTATCAAAAATATGCCACAGACAAAATAATAAATAATGAAGCTATTGCTTTAATGCTGGATATGGGTATGGGAAAAACAGTATCCACCTTAACAGCAATATCTGAGCTTATGTATGATTATTGGGTAGTAAATAAAGTATTAGTGATAGCACCAAAAAGAGTAGCACAAGTAACATGGCAAGATGAAATAAACCAGTGGGAACATCTAAAAGATTTGCGAGTATCTGTAATTTGTGGTGATTTAAAACAGCGAAAAAAAGCATTAAATATGCAGGCAGATATATATACTATCAACCGTGAAAATATCGGCTGGTTAGTAGATAGTTTAGGTAAAAAGTGGGATTTTGATATGGTGGTGATAGATGAATCATCGTCATTTAAAAATCATCGTAGTCAGCGATTTCGAGCATTGAAAAGAATAAGACCTTTTATCAAACGTATAGTAGAACTAACTGGAACGCCAGCACCAAATGGACTCATGGACTTATGGAGTCAAATATATTTATTAGATGGTGGTAAAAGGTTAGGTAAGACTATAACACAATATCGTAAAAATTATTTTAGGCCCGCACAAACAAATGGTCATGTGGTTTTTAGTTATGAAACCTTACCGCATGCAGAACAGGAAATATATAGCAAAATATCAGATATCTGTGTAAGTCTAAAATCAGGTGATTATCTTGATTTGCCACCAGTTATTTATAATCAGGTATCTATTAAATTACCAAAAAACATCATGTCAAAGTACTATGAATTTGAACGAGAATTAGTATTAAGTATGTCTGATGAAATAATTACAGCAAGTAGTGCAGGCGTTTTAACAGGTAAGTTATTACAATTTGCAAGCGGAGCTATTTATGATGAAGGTAGAAATATTATAAATATCCATGATTATAAACTTGATGCTTTAGAAGAAATACAAGTTGATAACATAGGCAAAAATCTTATGGTCATTTATTGGTATCAGCATGATAAAGATAAGATATTAAAAAGATTTCCTAAAGCTAGAGTATTACAGAATATACAAGATTTGCGAGATTGGAATAATGGCAAAATAGAAATGGGTTTACTTCATCCAGCTAGTGCAGGTCACGGTTTAAATTTACAGCATGGCGGAAATATTGTTATTTGGTATAGCATTACATGGAATTTAGAACTATATCAACAAGCAAATAAACGATTGCATAGACCAGGGCAAAAAGAAAAAGTAGTTATACATCATTTAATCGCTAAAGATACTGAAGATGAGAGAGTAATGCAAGCACTTTCAGATAAAGCAAATGGTCAGCAATCAATGATGGAAGCAGTAAAAGCTAAAATAGCTAAATATATGAAAGGGTGATAATTATGTCGTGTAAATATAGTTATTTTGATGATGGCATCTTTTTATGCAGTCTTAGGCGACATAAACAACAATGTATTTTAGGAAAACCCGATTTGAAAAAATGTATGGCTAATGGATATAAAAAATATAAAGAAGGGATAAAATGCAAAAATACGAACAAAATATCCTAACAAATTCTGGTCATTGTAGTGATCCAGTAGCTAATAAAGTAATAAATAAAGGTAGATTAGGATTTTGTCAAAGAGTAGTTAATTTATTTGTAAAGTTTCTTAGTAGAAGAAGATATATGGTGCTTAATTTAGTTATTAGAGATGTAAAAGATAAAAAAACATATAAAGCAAAGGATTTTGATTTATGAGAATACCAACAAGATATGAACTAAAACAAATGGAACGTGAACAAGATAAAAAATATATTTTAGGAACTTGTATAATTTTTGTGCTTGTAGGAATAAGCTTAATTTTAATTGGATAATTTAAAGGGTAGCTTTTGGCTACCCTATTAGTATTTGGAGGATTAATGTATGTGTAAGGATATTTTGTGTAATATTTGTTTAACTTATGAAGGTAAAGCTGTGCATATGCAGGCTAAAGGCGATTATTTTAAATGCCCTGAATGTGGAGCTGAATTGTGGCCACAAGATATGAATTTTGCCAATCATTGGGAAAAAGAACGACAACAAAATTTAATGTATAAGGCAATGAGCTTACAAGAAGGAGAACAGATAAAAGGTGGCGTTAATAACGGCAAAGGTAGACGAAAAGCTAATAATAAAAAGACTTTAGCACAAATAAATGCGGGTTTATCAATAAATTTTGAATCTCGATAATTGTTATTTTTTGACAAATGTGTTATACTACATTTACTTGGTAGTGTATCTACTTTTAAATAAGCCATCCATTTAAGGGATTGGCTTATTTTTTTTGCAGGAATAGACATATTGGTGTCGAAAATTCTCTAAAAAAATAAAATGTTTCATACAAAAATTAGGTGGTGAGGGAGGAATGGCGTATGATGAAAAAATAAAGAAAATGATACGCAAAGCGTATCAAAATGGAACTAATTTTGAGGAGATTTCTAAGCAATATAAAATTGCTGTAAGTACTGTTAAACGTTGGGCTTATAGAGATAAATGGGTACAAAAAAATGATACGAAAAATAAAACTGAAACAAAACGAAATTTGAAAAAAATATGTGTTGGAAAATTGCAAAATACTAATGCAGTAAAACATGGTTTATTTTCAAAATATTTACCAGAAGAAACGCTGGAGTTGGTCGGCAGTATTGAAAATATGTCGCCAATAGATATTTTATGGGAAAATATTTGTCTTAAATATGCAGCAATCATACGTTCACAAAAATTAATGTACGTAGAGGATGCTAATGACTGTACAAAAAGAATAACTTTAGAAGGTGAAGCTATAGCTTATCAATACACAGAAGCCTACGAAAAACAGGCTTCTTTTTTAATTGCACAATCAAGGGCTATGGGGACACTGATGAACCTTATTAAGCAATATGAAGAACTTTGTCGTTCGGATTTTGCAACAGAAGAACAAAAGTTACGTATTGAAAAACTTAAAACAGAAATATCTAAGGTAAAAGAAGATGAGCCTATAAAAGCTACAATTATAGATAATATTCCTGATGTAGAGGTGAAAACGAGTGCAGATAAATTTGAATGACTTGATAGCACCAATCTTTTATAAGCTTCATCATCAAGTGAAAAATCACGAATATACTCACTATTGGCTTCGAGGTGGTCGAGGTAGTACAAAATCATCATATATTAGCATTGAAATTATAATTGGCATGATGAAAAATTCAAATTACAATGCAATCGTTTTTCGTAAAGTTGGACATTATTTAAAAGAAAGTGTCTTTGAACAGCTTATATGGGCAATAGATAAATTAAACGTGTCTAACTTTTGGAAAATAAGTCTTTCACCACTTGGACTGACTTATAAACCTACAGGTCAACGTATTATTTTTCGCGGCTGTGATGATCCTAAAAAATCTAAATCAGTAAAACTTCGCAAAGGCTATTTTGCTTACTGCTGGTATGAGGAATTGGACGAGTTCACAGGTATGAATGAAATAGATACATTAAATCAATCTATTCTTCGTGGTGGTGATAAGTTTTGGGTATTTTATTCATTTAATCCACCTAAAAGTAAAAATGCTTGGGTGAATTATGAAGCTACTAACCCAAGACCAGATAAAATTGTTCATACTTCTTGTTATTTAGATGTCCCGCAAAATTGGTTAGGTCCACAATTTCTAATTGAAGCTGAAACTTGTAAAATACAAAATTATAAAAAATATCTACATGAATTCATTGGTAAAGCAATTGGTACAGGTGGAAATGTCTTTGAAAATGTAGAAGAAAAGACTATAACTGATGAAATGATTAATGGCTTTAAAACTATAAGACATGGCATTGATTTTGGTTTTGCAGTGGATGCATTTGCTTATGTTCAAGGTGCATATGATGGTAAATATTATGATTTGTATTTATTTGATGAAGTTTATCAGATAAAACTTACTAATGAATTAGCAGCTAAGAAAATAAAGCCTAAGCTTATGAGATATGAGTATAGCGTAATTATGGCAGATAGTGCGGAGCCAAAGAGCATTGTAACGCTTAGAAATTTAGGTCTTAATGTTTATGGTGCTAAAAAAGGACCTGATAGCGTTAATTATGGAATGAAATGGCTTCAGAGCTTAAATCACATATATATTGACCGGCAAAAATGTCCGAATACGTATAAAGAATTTGTGAATTATGAATATGAGCGAAATAAGGATGGTGAATTTATATCTGCTTATCCTGATAAAAACAATCATACGATTGATGCCTGTAGATATGCTTTTATAAACGATATGCCGGTTAGAAATAAAAAAAGTTTTTGGTGAGGAGGTGAAAAAATGGATTTAGACGTAGCCAAAAAGTTAATTTCTAATTATGTAGCTGGTCATTGCGATTTTGTTACGAAAGCTGATGTGGCTGAACGTTATTACAAAGTTGAAAATGATATTTTGTTTTATAAGGAACATTGTCCTGATGAGTTAAAAAATCCACTTCGAAGTGCAGATAATCGGGTACCATTCAGTTTTTATAATTTATTAGTAAATCAAAAAGCTAGTTATCTATTCACTTATCCACCAATCTTTGATACGAAAGATAATGACTTAAACACTTTAATTGTAGATACACTAGGCGATGATTATGCTAAAAAGTGCAAGGATTTATGTGTAAATGCTTCTAATAGTGGCATGGCATGGTTACATTATTGGGACGATAATGAAAAAGGATTTTGTTATGCTGTTGTTCCATCAACACAAGTCATACCAGTATGGTCCAAGAAACTAAATAAAAAGCTTTTGGCAGTTTTAAGATATTATACAGATATTGATGATGATGGAATCAGCTGGACAATATATGAATATTGGACAGATACACAATGTCAAGCATTTAGGCGCCGTAATGGTAAGGAGTATTCTATAAGAAATGATTTAATGGATTATCCAATGTTTTTTTACGATATTCCCACAGCAAATGATAATAGTTATTCTAATATTTACACTCACAACATGGGTGTAGTTCCTTTTATTCCATTTGCTAATAATAATTTGCAAACATTGGACCTCGATAATATAAAAAAGCTAATTGATAGTTACGATAAAACTTATAGTGGTTTCGTAAATGACCTTGAAGATATTCAGCAAGTTCTTTTTGTACTAACCAATTATGGCGGAATGCGTGAAGAAGGCGTAAAAGGTATTGTTGATTTTCTGCGTAAGCTAAAAAAATATAAAACAATTAATCTTGATAGTGCTGGTACTGGCGACCAAAGTGGTCTTTCTACAATAACAATAGAAATACCAGTAGAAGCAAGAAAAGAACTTTTAGAAATAACAAGAAAAGCTATTTTTTCTATGGGGCAGGGTATAGATCCTCAGCAGCAGAGTTTTGATAGTACTAGCGGAGAAGCTATGAAGTTTCTATATTCACTTTTAGAGCTTAAAGCAGGGCTTATGGAAACGGAATTTCGCCTAGGCTTTGGTGAACTTGTTCGCGCTATCTGTCGCTATCACAATAAGGATGTTAAAAATATCATCCAGACATGGACCAGAAACGCTATAAGGAGTGAAAGTGAGCTTGTAGATATTTGCAGTAAATCCAAAGGCATCATATCCGATAAAACTATTATAAAAAATCACCCTCTTGTTGATGACCCGGAACAGGAAGAAAAACAGATAGCCAAAGAGCAGAAGGAACAACAGGATATTTATAATGATGACGGTTATAACGGCAAAGGTGGTGATGAATAATGTATAAATGGATGAAAGAGTATTACACGGCTTTCGGCAAGGATTTCCCGTTCAGTAAAGTAGCGGATTTGAATGAATATGAAATAATCCGCATTATCCAGTATTGTATCAAGACCAATACGGAATATACCGAAAGTACAGAGGAAGATATTACCGAAGCTGTAGTCGGCGAGGCAAAAGTTAATAAATCCAAAACAGGAAAGGAAGAATAAAACTATGTATACAAAACATGATTGGCAGGACGGAGAACTTATTACAAAAACTCTGATGAATAATATGGAAGCAGGCATTGAAGATGCCAATAATCGAGCTATGACACCGGGTCCGGCTGGAGCTGACGGTAAATCCGCTTTTGATATTTGGAAAGAACAGGAAGGCAATGCCGATAAAACGGAAACGGACTTCTTAAATTCGCTCAAGGGTGAAAAGGGAGATAAAGGCGACACTGGCGAACAAGGACCAAAAGGCGATAAGGGTGAAAAAGGTGATACAGGTGCTCAAGGTCCGCAGGGCGAAAAAGGCGATACAGGAGAGCAGGGCCCTGCCGGCAAGGATGGCGCAGCTGGTGCTAAAGGTGATACAGGTGCAAAAATTACATCTATCGAGATTAATGTTAACGGTACAGCAATTACCGGCACAGCACATTTAGATGATGAAAGTACGGCATCTATTACGGGCACATATACAGCCGGAGAATAAAGGAGATAAACAATGAATGTTGAAGAATATATTGCTTCGTTAAATCTTGACGGTGAAGCTAAGAAAAAAGCTACTGAAGGTTTAAAGAACTTTTTAAAAGATAATTATGTAGAAAAAGCAAAATTTGATGAAGTCGCTACAGCCAAATCCAATCTGGAAACGCAGATTAAAGAGCGCGACAAACAGCTTGAAATGTTGAAAAAGACAGCTGGCGATAAGGAAAAACTTGAAGCTACGATTAAACAGTTGCAGGAAGATAACAAATCCGCAAAAACAAAGTACGAAACGGATTTGAAAAATCTCCGTATTGACAGCGCAGTAAAGCTAAAATTAAGCGGCACAGCGCAAGATGTGGATATCGTAGCTGGTTTGATTGATAAAACTAAATTAATTGTTGGAGATGATGGCTCCATTACAGGCTTAGATGAACAGATTAATCCTCTGAAACAATCTAAGCCTTTCTTATTTAAAGAAATAAAATCAAAAGGTGGGAGCTATGACCCTGCTAGTGGAGCTGGAGGGAATACAGTTAATCCATTTAAGAAAGAAACATTTAATTTGACAGAGCAAGGTAAATTATTTAAAGAAAATCCTGCACTTGCAAAATCTTTAGCACAGGAAGCAGGTATTAGTATTGGGGGTATTAATTAATGGCAACAACATTATCTGATATTATCGTACCAGAACTATTTAATCCTTATGTAATTCAACGTTCTATGGAATTATCTGCACTTTACCAAAGCGGAATTGTTAGTAATAATGCAGAGTTTGACCGCTTGGCAAGTGAGCCGGCACCAATCCACCATATGCCATTTTTTGAAGATTTGACAGGAGATGCTGAAATTGTAATTGAAGGAAATAAGTTAACACCTGCTAAAATTACATCTAATCAAGATGTATCTACTACTATTCGTCTTGCTAAAGCTTGGGCTGCTACAGATTTATCCGCACAACTATCTGGAAAAGACCCTATGGAAGCTATTGCAACACTTGTTGCTAAATATTGGGAACGTCAACGACAAAAAGTATTACTTCGTATTCTTAAGGGCGTTTTTTCGTCTGAAAAAATGAAAGCAGAACATGTATATGATGTATCTAGTAAGGCTGGTAAACTTGCCAATATTTCTGCTTCTGCTTTTATTGACGCCCTTCAACTTTTAGGAGATGCACAAGACCAACTTACAGGTGTAATTATGCACTCTAAAACAAAATCTTATTTAAAACAGCAAAACCTCATTTCTACAGAAAGAGATAGTAATTCTGTAGAATTTGAAACATATCAAGACCGTAGAGTAATTGTAGATGATGGTTGCCCTCTTGATGGTGATGTATACACAACTTATCTTTTTGGACAGGGAGCTATTGCATTAGGTAATGGCAGTCCAGAAGGTTTTGTTGCTACCGAAACTGACCGAGAAAAATTAATGGGTTCTGGTATTGATTATCTTATCAATCGTCAGTGCTTTATTATGCACCCTAGAGGTATTAAATGGACTAATACAGCACGAGCTAATGTAGAAACTCCTACATTTAAAGAACTTGAAAATCCTACAAACTGGGAACGAGTTTATGATAAAAAACAAATTCGTATGGTAGCCTTTAAGCATAAAGTGGGATAGTATTTTATTATGGATAGTGAAAGCTATTGGATAAAACGAGCCGAAGAGCGTGAACAAGAATGGAATAAAAAGTCTAAAGGTACTATTGAAAAAGAGCTTGCTAATTATTATAAGCAGGCTCTTTTACGTATTGAAGATGATATTGCTGTTTTGTATGGTAGATTTGCTAAAGATAATAAATTAACATATGCTGAAGCTAGTAAAATGCTTACAAGTAATGAATTTAAGCAATGGCAAATGTCTATGGAAGATTATTTGAACGCTATTACAGATAGTAAAGATAATAAATTACTATTAGAGCTGAATACATTGGTTATGCGTAAGCGTATTTCAAGATTAGACAAATTATATGGCGATACATTAAAAAATCTTTATAAGCTTGGTACTGAAACTGAGAAAAGTATTACTGAATTTTTAACAGATGCCTATAAAGATAATTATTATAAAAACTTATTTGATGTTGGTAAAAGTATTAATATTAAATCATCAGCAATAGAAGTTGACGATAAAAAAATTAGTAAAGTATTAAATAGTTCATGGTCTGGCAAAAATTATAGTGAGCGTATTTGGAAAAATACCAATAACTTAGCTAAATTAATTAAACATGAAATTACAGATGGCTTTCATCGTGGTGTATCAATTCAAAAAATGTCTAATTTGGTGCAGGAGCGTATGAATGTAGGTAGGTATGAAGCTACTAGATTAGTACGTACAGAAATGAATTATGTACAAAATCAAGCCAGCTTAGATAGTATCAAAGAAGCAGAAATGAAATATTTTATATTTCTAGCTACTCTTGATAAAAAAACGTCTACATTGTGTCGTAGCCATGATAGGAAGATTTACCCTATAGATGAAGCACAAGCTGGAAACAATATGCCACCACTTCATCCTCACTGCCGTTCAACGATTGCAGGTAATTTAACCGATTATGATACAGGTCGCGGCAAACGAACGGCGAAAAATAAAGACGGCAAGCGAATTATCATCCCTGCCGCTATGAATTATGATGATTACTACAAAGTCTATATTGAAAAATCCATGTCATTCAGTCAGTGGGAAAAAGCACACAAAAAGCTGACAGTTAACGCTAATAAACCGACACTTAAAGAATTAATCAAAAATACGGATATAAAAAGTTGTACAAAAGATGATATTATCAATATCGGACGAAACGTATGCGAACAGTTTGATATTAAAAATAAAATCGGCGATAAAAAAGCCTTAAAAGAAGTATTCAGCAATTTCCGTGAAATGGGCGGCAAACTTTCATCGGAACAATGGGCAAAAGGAAGTAACAAAATTACTAAACAACAACTTAGTGAAGCATTTTCCTATTATCCAAAAGACTGGGTAAATTATTTAACTGATAGCGGAAAAAAACTGTATACTTTAATAACCAATAGAGGATTTTTTAATGAAGGAGCTGTTATGGCTAATGGTAAATATTATGCTACAAAGTTTCCAGACTACAAAACAGGTTATGTATCAATTCATATGAACGGAATGCGCAAAACAACACCTTACCATGAAATAGGTCATTATGTTGAATATTTCAATAAAAATGCTCTTAGAATATCTAAAGAGTTTTTAAAAGACCGTACTAAAGATGAAAAATCTGTACTGTTAAGAGAAATTCTTTTCAATTCAAGATATAAGAAGGATGAAACAACTAAGCCGGATGATTTTATAAGCCCTTATATCGGTAAGGACTATCCAGATGCTTCCGAAGTATTAAGCGTGGGGTTAGAATTAGTATTTGAACCAACGAAGCAACTGAAAAAAGTCGAACTTATCAATGGCGAATATAAGCCTATTTATGCTACAATAAAAGATGATATAGAATTTTTGTATTTAATTATAGGATTAATATTGAAAGCATAAAGAGGGATATAATGTGGACAAAATATAAAGCCTTTGGTGAGGAATATGCAAAAGCATTGGCGCGATTTGATGAGGCATATGATAAATATTTAAAAAAATTTGGTGAAAATTCTCTTGACCGTGTACTTTTAAGCGAACCTTTAATACACCAACCAACAAAACTTGATGTTAATGAGACAAATAGGGATACTAGAATGCTTGAAGAAGCAATAGAAAATAATAAACCGCTAGAACAGATACCGAAAGAAATATGGGAAAAAATGATATTTTAAAAGATAATTTTTAGCACTTGCAGAAATGTGAGTGCTTTTCTTATGCCTAAATTTAGAAAGAAGGGATAATATGACACCTGCCGAAGCAGTAGCGGATATTACTGCCAAAATAAAAACAATCCGCGGCGATACTAAAATCGACGAGGCTGTACTTAGTATTTATGTTGAAAAACTTGTCAGCGACATACTTGATTACTGCCACAGGGACGATTTTCCGCGCGCTTTAACGTTCACCTGCGTGGATTTAATAAATAAACGTATTAGCGACGAACAGACGGCGGCGGAAGGAGCGGCACAGCTTAAAAGTATTGAAGCCGGTGATACTAAGTTTGAATTTAATGTGGCGGCGGCGATTTCTTCCGGTGTTTTAAATGACTTGGATTTTGACAGTATCAAGCCAAAATTGAATTTATATCGAAAGATTGCGGGGTTTTGCTCATGCCGATACCATCACAATTAAACAATCTGCTTAGTAAATATATGTATCATGACAATGTTACCGTCTGCCGTCAAACTAATACTATTGATGATGAAGGCGCAGATGATTATGCGGTGCAGGAAATTTACAGCGATATTCCCTGCAAATTGTATCAGAGCGGTAAACCTTTTACCGTGCAGAATACGGACAGACAGGTGGATATTATCACGGATTTAAAATTATTTCTGCCACCGCAATATGATGTTCTGCCTAACGATATTTTGAAAATATCCCGCAATGGGCAGGAATTTTTATTGAACGTTGTAAAATCGTTTAAGTACAAATCACATCAGGAAGTAACGGTAAAGCGAAATGATGAAGCAAGATGAGTGTTGAAATTGAGGGTATTGACGATTTTATCGCTAAACTTGATAATGCTGTAAAAAAGATACCGAAAAAACGCAATGAATTTGTAAAAAAATCTGCTGAAAATCTTATTAAATATACAAAAGATTTAACTCCTGTTGATACCGGTAATTTGAAAAATAATTGGCAGCGCACGCGCCCGTATATGGGCAGTATAAAAGTCTATAATAACACGGAATATGCTGCACATATGGAATACGGACACCGTGTAAAAAACCGCAAAGGCGAATGGGTAAAAGACGAAAACGGCAAAATAAAATTTGTTAAGGGCGTTTATATGCTTCATCAGGGAGTTGAAGAATTGAGGGATAATTTCGAGGAAGACGCTAAACTGATTATAGGTGATATATTTAAATGATTAGACTACTTGATATAAAAAAGGAGCTAACAGCTCTTTTGAAATCCAAATTCGATTATAAGGTTCATTTCGATAATGTAGAAAAATCGAGTGAACCTTATTTTTATGTCGAAATGATGCCACGGCGCAAAACAGTTGATGAATTTTTAACGGATAAATCTATACAGATTGATATAATGTTGGTTTTGCTTTCAGATGAATACGGCAGGATAAAGAGGTCTATTTTATACGATACGGCTGATACCTTAGACAGCTTAATCAGACCTGTATTTCACATAAAGGATAGGTGCATTACCGTTCTTGAAAGTCAAACACGATTTGTTGATGAAGTTCTGCATTATGTTTTTTATCTTGATTTTGCGGATTGTTTAACCGATAAAGAAAGTTCTGCTATTATGTATGATTTAATGCAAACGCTAGAACTTAATTTAAAATAGGAGATGATTTTAATGGCTAACGAAAAAGAAATATTCGGTATGCCGAAAGTACTTATAACTTTTAAAACAAAATCTACAACAGCAATTGCCCGTTCTGCCCGCGGCATTGTGGCCATGATTTTGAAAAACGAAACAACGGACGTTATGAAATCTTATAAAATTTCCGATATCACAGATATTCCGGATAAAGGACTTACGGATAAAAATGTCGATTTAATTAAAAAATGTCTGCTCGGTACGCCGCTACGTATTTTAGTATATACAATTCCGGATGATACTGTAGCAGAGCCGACAGTAAATCAGTCTTACGTACTTAAACAGATTAGCAATATTAAATGGAATTATATTTGCGCACCGACAGCTTCCGGCAGTGAACAGGAAGATTTGGACAGCTGGATTAAAACGCAGCGTAGTAATAAATATAAAACATTTAAAGCTGTACTTGCCAACATGGCAGCTGATGACAAGGGCATTATTAATTTTTGTACAGGAGATATCAAGGTACCTAATCCCGATTACGTGGAAGATGCCACTGAAACACCTGCGGCAATTATCGGCGAAGCTATTGTAGGAGATAGTACTGTAGCAAATGACGATACGGTTAAGCCATATACTATTTACACGGCGACGGAATACACGGCACGTATTGCCGGCATTTTGGCGGGACTTAGTCTGGATAGAAGTGCAACATATTATCAATTGCCTGAAGTTGAAAGCGTAGAAACGTATGAAGATATTGACAGCTTAATTGATAAAGGACAACTGTTACTCGTTGATGAAGGTGACGGCGACGGCGTTAAAATTGCCCGTGCCTGCAACAGTCTTACGACATTTACAACTGACGTGGGTCAGGATTTCCGTTCCATAAAAATTGTTGAATGCATCGACATGATAACGGATGATATTCGTGATACGTTCAAATCGGATTATGTCGGCAAAGTGATAAATGATTATAATCATAAAATGCTGTTTATTTCGGCTATAATGGTTTATTTTAGCGGCTTAAAAGGAAATGTACTGGATAATAGTCCTACGGCGCAAAATACTGTTGATATAGATGAGGAACAGCAGAAAAATTATGCAATATTGAAAGGTGAAGATGTCGCTGAAATGACAGTACAGCAAATTCGCGAATATAATACGGGAACCAATGTTTATTTAACAGGCCGTATTACGCCGGTTAACGCTATGGAAGATTTGACGATTGATTTTACTATGTAAAGGAGAGTTATAAATGGGAAGAGAAGCAGAAGCTGTAAAATACAGAGGACGCCGCCGCTGGAACGGCAGCTGGGGAAAAGTATGGTGGGACAATGAGCTTTTGTTTGAAATTCAGAAGTTTGAAGCAAAGGTAACCGCCGACCGTGAAGATGTATTTATTTCTATCAGTAAAGATAGTAAAATCGTATCTTTAACCGGTGAACTTTCCTTTACAATTAAATCCGTTGTGAACAGAAATATTAATAAGTATCTTGAAGCATGGAAACAGGGGCTTGACCCGCGCGGCACCTTTATCGGTTTGATTGATGACCCGGATGCTGTGGATGGACAGAAAGAACGCTGTTCTATTGATAATGTCTGGTTTAATGACTTGCTCTTGATGAGTTTTGAAAAAGGCAAAGTCGTGGAAAAAGAATTTACGGCAGGATTTACACCTGAAGATGCATCTTTCATTGAAACTATCGGTGCATAATTATTTTTAATAAGGAGATTATATAAATGGCTATTAGTGTAAAAGAACTTATTGAACAGAAAGAAAAAATTGAAGGCAATAAAAAAATTTTGTATGATATCGAAACATCTATAGGCACAATTACCGTAAAACAGCCGGACGCAAGTTTCGTCGCTGATATTTTAAAATTGGATAACGTAAATGAACTTATGATTTTAGATAATGTTGTTGAGCCCAATTTAAAAGATAAAGATTTACAAAAAGCGTATAACTGTATAGAGCCGACGGATATTATCGGTAAGTTGTTTAAAGCCGGTGAAATAGGTAATATTGCAACAGCTATTATGAAATGTGCTGGATATGAAAGTCTTGAAGCCAAGGTGCATGAAGAAATAAAAAACTGATAGATGAGAACTGGGAAGCGGCAACAGCCGCTTTTTTGCTTCTCAAAGGTCATACATTAGAATATTTTTTTAACATGAGTTATTTGGATAAACTTTTTGCTTATACGGCAATGCGCAAACAGCAGGAAATTGAAGCTCAGAAAATAGAATTTGAAGCACAGCTTGCCGGTGTCAAGCTAGTTAGGAGGTAGTTAAATGGCTGATGATGCAAGACTTACAGCACGGCTGGAAGCAAAAGACAACATGACAGCGACTATAGTTAAGTCGAAAAAAGCACTGAAAGATTTACAAAGTCAGGCACAGGCTACCTCTAAAACTACAGATGGTATTGTTAAATCTTCGGCAAGAGCCGGTGAAGGTTTAAAAGAATTAGCACAAAACGCCGACAAAGCTAAAACGGCACTTGGAGGAATAAAAAACAGCTCTGTATCCGTATCTGTCCGGGATATGGTAACATCACCCTTAAGTTCCATAAAATCAGGACTTAGCAGTATCGCAGGCAAGTCTTATTCTGTAGGCATTCACGCTAAAGACAGTGCTACAGACACCATTTTAAAGGTTAAATCGGAATTATCCGGTATTATGGGCAAAACATATACGGCTATACTGAATGTAAAAGCTAATACCAACCCGATGAATTCTATGGGTAATACTTTAAATGAGTTCACAAACGGAATGCTTATGCCGACAAGTATACAAATGGCAGGTGCCGCCGGTATCGGTTATGGTGTGTACGATACCATAAAAACAAGTATGGATTTTGATGCTCAGTTATCTGCTATTAAATCACTTACGCCAAAAGAAGGTTTAGACGGTATGAGCCGCGATGATGTTATGGCACAGGTAAGAGCACGTGCAAAAGAACTCGGGCAGGCTACGGCATTTGGCAATAAGGAAGTAGCACAGGGAATGACTGAGCTTATAAAAGCCGGTATTTCTTTAAAAGATGTATTGGGCGATGCTAGTGAGGCGGCTTTAAACTTGGCCACGGCCGGTGATTTGGCACTGCCGGAAGCGGCGGAGATAATGAGTACAGCAATGAATACATTCGGCGTTAAGGACGCAACTCATGCCACAAATATTTTAGCCGGTGCGGCGAATGCTTCCGCAACGAGCGTTCATGAAATGAAGTATTCCCTTTCCGCTGTCGGTATCGTAGCCAAAAAAGCCGGCATGGATTTTGATGAGGTAAATACAGCTCTTGCGCTTATGGCTTCCCGTGGGCTTAAAGGCTCAGATGCCGGTACAAGTTTAAAATCCATGTTACAGCAGATTGAACCTGCAACAAAACCGGCAGTAGCAGCATTTGAAAAGCTGGGTTTATTAAAAGATGGCAAAAATCAGTTTTATAATGAAAAAGGTCAACTTCGTTCTTTAGGTGAAATAGCAGATATTCTGCACGAAAGTACGCAGGGACTTACAGAGCAGGAATTAAATTCACTTTATAAAGACGCTTTTGGTTCTGACGGTATTCGTGCAGCGCAGGTTCTCGGTGAATTTACAAGTAAGTCCGTTAAGGATATGTATGATGAAATGACGAAAGTTACAGCTAAAGAACAATCTGAAACAATGCTGGATAATTTGAAAGGTGATATTGAACAGCTCGGCGGCGCGTGGGAGAATTTTCAAGATACACTTATGGAAGGCTCAGCAACAGGCGGGCTAAGAAGTCTTGTTAAGGAAATCACTGAACTTGTTTTAGATGCTAACAAATTATTTGAAAACGGTTTTACATTCTGGGGAACATTCGACCTTGTAACAAAACCATTCAGAGACGCATTTTCAAAGATGATACAGATGGACGGCATGGGTTCAGTTGCCGCCGGTGCAGGTTTGTTTATCGGACTTATTGCCGGAGCAAAGAAATTTTATAATATCGTTGCTAAATCCGTACAAAGTGTTAAAAATCTGATTGATATTGCCAAAGGTATTCCTAAAGATTTGCCGGGTTCAGTACCTAATAATCTGCCGACAAATCTCCCTGGACAGACTGTAAAAGATGTTATTCTAAATGCCCAAAATGTTTACGTAAACGGCAAAAATCAACCGGGTGAAACGCCGCCGACAATACCAAATGAGCCCAGTGCGCCGCCTACGGATAAACCGAAAACCCCGCCTGCAAAACCTACTATCTGGAGTAATACAAAAGATGCAATAAAAACAGGCTGGAATTATGGCGGTGGTATAAATAAAGCCAATATTGCCCTTACCGTTCCTTTTGCCGCGTATGATATATACAGTGCCGACGAGGGAGAAAAAGGCGCTGCCGTTGCACGAGCCGGCGGAGGTCTTGCAGGCGGCTGGGCAGGTGCAAAACTTGGCGGAGCAACAGGTGCTGCAATCGGTTCCGTTCTCCCTGGTATCGGTACGGGAGCCGGTGCAATTATCGGCGGTGCTATCGGTGGTATTGGCGGCAGTATTTTAGTCAGTCAATTTGCCGACAGTATTTCAAGACTTTTCGATTTTTCTGCGGATAACAATATTATAAAACGCATCAATGACAGTTCATGGGGACAAGCTCAAAACATGTCAGCTGCAACAAATATGAATATATCGCAAATGCAGTATGACGGAGTAAGTACTTCATTTAATAATATTGCAGAACAAAGCGGACAGGCTCAACTGCAATTCGCTCAGGCGCAAATGAGCAGCCAGCAACAAATGTATTCAGGTTTTCGAGATTTTGTTTCCGGTATTTGGGGTGAAATCACTGACAATGTTAACATTGCCGGACAAATGCAACTTGAAAGTAATCAAATACAGGTTGAAGGGCAAAAACAGGCGTTTTCAGGGCTTAAAGACTTTGCAACGGAAATCTGGAACGGTATTACCGATACAACTAATACGGCAGGGCAGATGCAGGTACAAAATGCACAAATACAGACACAGGCAAATATAGAAATGTGGAACAGCATTTGGCAGTCTGCCGCAAATGCATGGGAAAGTATTCAAAGCAAGTGGAGTGAAGCCGTAAGCTGGTTCACCGGCAATATATATAATCCGCTACAGAGTTTGGCGCAAAGTGCAGGTGCAGGAATTGCCACCGGCATAAATAGTGCAATTGCCACTATACAAAGTGCATGGGCAGGTGTAGTCAACTGGTTTGAAGCAAATGTTTTTGGACCGATTAGACAAAAATATATTGAACTTAAAAATTCTGCACCGTCTCCTGTTCAAAGCGTACTCAGTTTTGTTGATGGCGGTATTGGTCATAATGCTACAGGTACAATGAACTGGACAGGCGGTCTTACCGAGATAAATGAACGCGGCGGCGAAATTGTTGACCTTCCGACCGGCAGTCGCATATATCCGGCACAGACAACGGAACGTATTATTCAGCATGAATTTGCCGAAAATACATCTAATGTTAGCGGCGGCAATGTAACAATTACCGGCAATACTTTTATTGTTCGTAATGAGCAGGATATCGATGAAATCGCTTATAGACTGATGTCTCTTATGCGGCAAGTTAATGCAAACTTTGGAGGTGCATATTAATGAGCCTTGACAGTTTTATGAATAAAGCCTACAGCGTAGTAAATTTATTATCTTTGGCATTAGGGAATGAAACTGCTGCCAAACGGCAAATAATATTAAGTTCAGACAATGAAAAATTCACTATTCCTGTTACTCCCCGCAGTTACGAAATAAAAACAGCACAAAATAATGAAACAATAGATATCCTTGATTTCGGTGAAGCTATGCTATTTGGCAATGCAAAACTTAAACGGCTTAGTTTTTCCGGCTTTTTCCCGCATCCGAAACATGATTATCCGTTTATCGTGGGAGATGTTAAAAATCCGATTGAATGCGTGGAACTACTCACAAAGTGGAAAGAAGCTAAAAAGCCGATAAGGGTAATAATAACCGACAGCCCCGTAAATTTGATGATGGGGCTTCGGGAATTCACCTACCGTGAACAGGACGGCACAAGGGATATTTATTACAAATTATCTTTTATTGAATATAAAGAGCTTAATACACCAAGTGCTAATAATGAAAAACAAATAGACGAAACCACAGGCTTGAAAAAACGAACTGATGAGCCTGAAAATCCAGAAAGTTGGGTAGATAAAGCTGATGATATTTTAGATGCTTCAAAAAAAGTCTATGGTGATTACAGTCATTGGCGAAATATTGTGCAGTCTAATGACTTAAAAAATTTAGCTATAAACAATGTAACAAAATTAAATTTGAGGAAGAATCTAAAATGAAAATATTTTATAAAGGTAAGGATATTTCTACATTAGTGAAAAAAGTTACATGGAGCGGTTCACGACTTCAGGTGGCAAGAAAATTAGTATTTGATTATGTACAAGATGACAGAGACCCTAATATTCCAGTGTTAACAATAAATAATGGAGAAACTATTTTTGGATATGACGAAGAAAACAATATTGTCTTTCGAGGTAATGTTTTTGATGTAGAGAAAAATAGACAAAATTCCAATGTACGAATTACTACTTTTGATAATTTATTTATT